CTCACCAGTAGTTCCCAGTTCATTCGCACGCCTCCTGCTCGCGTTGCATTTCGCTGTCGATGGCCGGCCACGCTGGACACTGAGCCGTCGACTCGTAATCCGCGCACTCGGTCACGCCGCGCTCAAAAGCTCGGGCCTCGGCAGCCAGGTAGCACGGGTCTCGCCCGGGTGGGCGGGGTTGGGTGCAAGCCGCGACCAGGAGCATTAGGACCCCAATCAGAGCGCCGCGCCTCCAGTACGGGGATGGTCCGCGCCACGATGGCCCGCCGCGGGTCCACGCAGCATAGCCATCAGCAGGAGGCGAGGGCGGAGGCGTCGGCACGTTTGGCGGAGTGGTGCGCAGCAACGGCCCGAGGACGCCCATGACGCCACCGAAAAACAGAGTGAGCGACGTCACCTCCGTCGTCGCGGCGGCGAACCCTGCAGCCAGCAGAGCCGCGGGGATGAGGTCCCAGCCCGCGGGAATGAGCCTGGCCTGAGCGGGGAAAAGTCGACGTACGAAACGCAAACCGATCTCCGTAGCCAGAGCCAGCAAAATCCACGGGAGCGATGGCTCGACTGAGACCAGGGCTGCGAAAATGGCGTTGGTGTGATTGGGCATAATTTCCATTTCAGGCGACGGGCGCGCCTTCGAGGGCGGTGCGCGCGAGGTGTATCCGTTCGAACACACCCGCCTCTTTCCGCTCACGGATGCTCTCGATGAGTTCGGCGTCATCGCGCGCGTCGGCACTGGCCCGTGCTCGTGCGGCTTTCGATGCGGCCTTCGCGGCGGCCTTCGACTCTTTCGACTCTTTCGCTATTTTGGTCATGGGCGGTTACCTCGGGGGGTCAGAGTATCGAGTAGCGGTGTGCAAAGCCGTCGCGGAGGCGTGCCAGATCGCCGGCGGACAGCAGGCCATCGCAAGCGAAGATCGCTGCTAGCTGGAAGTTGACGGCCACGTTCGTGCCGGTACCGTGCGCGCCGAACGCGATCGTTGTGAGCGCAAGTGACGCAGGGTCCACTGGGTTCGCAGTACCGCGCACCGTCGGCAGACCCCGCTGCCGAAGCTCGCCGAGCGAATTAACGCCATCCCAGCTCGCGGAGAGTTGGAAGTCTCGATTGATCTCCGCCGCTGCAGTAGGGGAGATATTGCCGACGGCAGTGGAGACTAGCCCCCATGCGCCCGCGCCGTCTGTGCGTAGGTCGCGCATAGAGTTGACTCCGCCTGCGATGATCACGCCGCCGGTCGAAGCGGGGGTTCTGCCGATGACGATGATCGTCATGGGCCCCGACACCGCGCGCGAGTTCGTGAGCACAGTGCGCACGAAATACCGCGACGCGGCGGCCGTGAATCCCGCGCGCCCGCCCAATGCGTTGGGCACAATGAGCGGGCCCGTCGCGGCTGCCGCGCTCAGGTGATTTGCCTCCGCTGTCATGTCGTTCAGCGTCTGCGGATTCGCGTCGTATGTGTTGTTCGTTGCGTACGTGCCGACGGGGAAATTGATCGTAAACGGTCCCACCACCACAGACGCGAGCGTTGCGGCCGCCGTGCTCCAAAGCACGCCATCGTAACTCGTCTCGTACGTCGCCGTGCCGCGTGCACCGCCGGCGGGAATGCGGACTTTGATCGTTGGGAACGTTGGCGAGTTGACCCCCGTAATCGTCACGACGGGCGGCGTGGTACCAGCAGCGATCGCGTCGCCCGAGAACGTCGTGCCTCGGTCGACTTCGCACCAGAGGAACGGCGTAGAACTCGTGATCGAGAGCGGGTTGAACACCTGTGCTCGGTGGTAGTCTAAGACGCTCACGAAGGGTCCTCGACTGTCGCGCGGCTCCAACGCATGCGGATGGGGCCGATGGCCGCGCCCGTACTATTGAGCAGTGCCGCGCGAACGGAGGTGCCGCTCACGTTGGCCACGAGCGTGACGCCGACGGGCAAGGCGCCAAGCACTTGCTGGCCCAAGACCGCTACGGTGCCCGCCACGTTCTCCGCGTCGACTGCCAGCCGCACGACGTAGCGCACCGAGGCGACGGTCATTTTGACAACCGCAATCAACGCATGGTCTCGGTTCGTGGCCGTCGTGTAGCTGAGGAGCAGAGTGGCCGCGTTGGCCAGCGACGCCGAGTCGGTTGCTGCGCCGGGAGACACCCGCTCGACGAGCACCTTCCCGTCCGCGCTCGCGAATGCGCACAGAGGGTCCGTGACTTTCTGTGCCGAGATCGCCGCCGACCCGAGCGCCGCGAGCACCGTGTTGTCGGTGAGCCCAATCTCGTCGCCAAGCCCGGCACCCGCTGCCGCTTTGCCAGCAACGCTGCGGCCGTTGGGATACGTCAGGTATGGGACGTAGAGGCCGGCTTGCGCGATGTTGCCGTCGGAGCGGCGCCAAACGCCGGCCGCACTGGTCACGAGCGACGGGGATCCACTGTCCGGATTTCCGTCGGTCAGCAGGATTGTTTCGTTGGTGAACAGCGGCGCGCTTGGCTGCGCGGCAGTGGTCGACGTCCAGTAACCGCCGCCGCCGCTAACGAACCACTCCCCGCCGCCCATGTGCGTGCATTCAATTGTCGACCCGTTGCCGTAGAGTAGGCGCCCTGAGACCGTAGCCCCGGCGCCTGCAATGATCTGGACGTTCGCGCGGCACTTGAAGTAGTAAGTTTCTCCGTCCTGGAAATTGCCTAGGCCTCCAGACTGCAGCACTAGTCGGGCCGTGGCTACAATCAGACCGATCCTCCCGCTGAATCTCTGGGCCAGCACGGCCGTGTCCCCGCTGATTGAGCGGAAATCGTTACACTCCGAATGCGACGGGGGACCGTGAGAGAACGGCCACACCCGAAACGCCGGGTGCTCATTCCCCGCGAATAAAGTAGTCGACATGCCGGGGAGCAGTTGCACGCGGTAGCAAAATGCGTACTGAAACGAGCCGCCAAACGACGCCTCAAAATGCGGCCCCACATCCGTGCCACCGGTGCTGTTGGCCGCGGTCCCGAGTTGGCGGCCGAGTTGGCGGCCAACGGCGTGGTTGTGCTCGTAAATTCCGCCTATGACGGTTGCGCCGAACAGGCCCGCGTCGCGCAATCCCGCGTCGGCATTCTCGAAAAATAGCGGGGATATAAAACGCATCGAGCCATTGATGCTGTGCGCACCAATGTTGACGCCCGATCCCATGTTGACCGAAAACGTCGCTGCGGTCAGTGCGGTGGTGAGCGGTGGATAGATTGTAAGCTGCGTAGCGTTTAGCACCGAGACGTCGTGCACAAGCCCGCACAGTTCGCCGCCAGCAACGTCGGCGGTGCGCTCCGCATCAAAATAAATTGAGTCGAAGGATTCGCGGATCCCGATGGTCGTGAGGTCCGCGGCGCCCGTGACCGTGATGACGGTGGCCCCGGCCGCGGCAGTGACCGTGCCCGTCGTGTAATGGCGCCCACAGAACATCGCTTTAAGCGCGGTCCAGACCGTGCCCAGGTTGTTACCTGCGATCGGGTAGTGCACGCCATCGTACCGGGCTCGAATAACCGTGATGCTGTCGTGAGACGAAATATTCGAGTTCAGTATCTCGATGCAAATGTCGGCGAGGTTCGCGCCGTCCACGGTGAATCCCGACATGCGCCCGCCGCTGACAGAGTATCGCAGCATGGGTCCAGCGAGTGATGCGCCGCACACGAGTTTGGACCCAGCGTCCGTGGCTGGTCCGGTGCCCCTGATTGCAGCCGTTGCCACGAGCGTCGCGCCAGTAATCGTGTAGGTATCGGAGGAGATTACGAGCGGCTTACCCAGCGCCAGTGCCGCCGCAAACGCTGCATGATTGGTCGCGCCGCTAGCCGTCGGAGCCGCGCCGAACCAGCGTGCGTCCACTTCGGTCCAGCTCTGCCGAAGCTTCGCCGCGCTACCATCGCCGGCAATCGGCACGATGACCGTGCCGCCGTTGTGGACGTGGGTACCAGGCGCGGCTCCGGTAACATCAAGCCACTGGCCTCCGCCGCCATCGCCAGCCGCAGCGAACCCCTTGGTGATGGTTCGACGTCCGCTCACAGGCGCGATCGCGCGCGAGAGCGCCATGGTGGCGTACTCGCGGAGGTCAATGCGAGCATCGGCAATGCCGTCGCTTTGGAGCTTGGTTACCGCGTCGTTCGGGTCCGTTGCGGCGCCCACGTTTTTCAGTTGCTCGCCTGCCGCGCTGTTGCCGATTCCGAGCACGCTTGAGAGGTTCTGTGTCCCACTGCCGGAGGCGATCACGATGTCAGTCGTGTTCTCGCTTGGCGAGTCGGAGGCCGTGACGGCGCCGGCAAAACGCACGGTTTTGCGGTCCGGTAGAGGCACGTCATTTACAATGACGTGTTTGCCCATGAGGTTGTCTAGGGCGCCCATTATGCCGTCCGCTCAATCAAGATCCAGTTGAATTTCTGGTCAGCGCCGGACACCTGAAGAGCGATATTGCCGGTGGAGTTTGAAAAATTTACGTTGATTCGTTCGGTGGCGGGCGTGGTAATGATGAACATCCCAGTCATTGACCCCTCTGCGAATGCATCGACATCATTCAGGGCGCGAGTGATAAAATGCGAGTAGGTGGTGTCACCAGTGGTGAGCCCGTTTTTTCTCAAAAGGACACGCAGTCTTTTGCTGGCGCCCGTGTCCGCGCTTTTTGCGCTAAACCCAGCGCTGACCCTATACGTGCCGGCGGCTGGAACCTGGATTCGATCTGCCACCAGGGAATACGCTGCCGCAGGATCACTCAACTCGGTCAAGGTTGGCTCGCCGGAGCCAGCTACCGGGTCTCCAGTCATCCTGTACTCAGCCCACTGAGACCGGATTACTGCCCCAGACGCCGCCGTTGCATTGGTCGCATCCACCTGGTTCTTCAGAAACCGCGTTCGGTTCGCCAGGTCTTGCAGAGCATCGAGAACGCTCGAACCGTTTGCTGATTCTCCATCGAGCGGAGTGTTGACTGGATCTGTAAAAACGTTCGCGTCAGTGATATTTCCAGGCATTTCAGACTCCGATTTCTGCTTGAGTTCCGCCCCATACTAGTCCGGGTTCGCCCCAGGTATGCCCAGAGCCATACGTCCAGCCGCTCAGCTCAAAAATCACCTTTTTGCAGACCCAGATGGCCGGCTTCCAGTGTTTGATGATGCCGCGGATGGTCTCTATTTGGGCCGGCGTTATCCCAGTCGGGCCGTAGTGTGTGCCGTCACCCCAAACGAAAGATCCCCAGGCCGCTCCAGGCCCAGTCACCGGGTGTGAGCCTACCGGGAAAAACACCACGAACTCAGACGGCGAACCGCCGGCGCTCCAGCGAAAAATCTGTGCTCCAGGAAAACCACCGAGAGCCAGTTGCTCGATGATGAGCGGCGGCCCTCCGGCGCGAGCCCACGTGCTCCAAGGGTCGCGCAAGCGCGCGCGGTACTGGAGCCAGGACTCCTCGGGAAACTGCGGAATGCTCTGCTCCTTGCCGATCACGCGGAGCGAATCGTACGCCGGCCCGTTCCTCTCATCGAGCCACGGCGAAAGCACGGCGTCCAGGATAGTCTGCTGAATCGCGTCGAACAGCAGGCCGAACGTGGCCACCATTCGCTGACCCATGGTGCCACGAAATGGCCCCGTGGCGCTCTTGGTCATGTAGTCTACATATTCGCCCATTAGGTGACTCCAGGCACCAGGTTGAGGCCAACGAACCACCCTGCGGCCGGTGGAATTACGAGCGTCGTCGGAGACAGGGCCACGTTGCCGGCCGGCAGAGTCAGCGTCGCCGAGAGAACGCCGCGAGTCTCCTCGATGACCTGCAAAATGTCTCCGAGCGTCAGCAGGTTCTCCGCCCCGGCGGCGTAGGTGGTTCCGCCGAGCGGCGTGATTTCCACCAATGCATCCAGCCGATTTCCAAGCTCGATCTCGATGTCCGCCTCGGTGAATTGCGGGTCGTAGTACACTACGCCGTTGATTGTGAGTTGCAGTGTTGGGGGGTGATAGAGCCGAACGCTAGACGGCAGCGGCGTGTCAGTAGGCGGCCACACTGACTCGGTGCCCATCGTATACGTTGCAAACGCCGCCTGGGCCGCTGCGATCTGTCCGGCACTCACGATTGATGCCGCGGCGCTGATGTAAATGTCCACCGTGAAGGGGCCGCGAGGGTTGTTGTCGACCACGGAGGCCTTGGCCACGCCGTCCTGCTCCAGGGCGAGTGCAATCATCGCCGTTTTGGTTTTCTCGACAGCGAGAAGTCCCCATTTGGTCGAGTTGCGGAGGCGAAGCTCCGAATCCAGCTCGGCGTTTCTGCCGGCCTGGGTCGTGTACCAGGCGACCCCAAGGCCTGGTCCCGGGTTGGTTACCTCAACCCCTGCCAGAGGCGTGACCAGGAACAACCTAGTGCTGTTTGCAACATTGCCGGACAGGCCAGAGGCGAGAGCCTCCACCGTGAGAGTCAAAGTGCCGCCGGCACTCAGGACGCCGCCGGTGGTGTTGCCGAATTGCACACCGGTGCTCGCGCTCTCAATAACGAGCTGCCCCACCTGGATTGTGTGAGCCGAGGTTGCGGTGGAGCGAAACAGCATCGGGCCGGTGGCCTGGAGAGCACTCTCGCGCTCATTGGAGAAACGCGAGCGCGAGAGCAGGGTCAGACCGGGGCCCGTCGCGGTCTCAGAGTAGTTCGCGCGAGCAAATGTGACAGCGACCTGCGACAGCGACGCGCCCACCGTTGCGATGGCATTGAGGATCGTGGTTTGATTGCGCCCCGGTTGCCAACCAGTCGTCTGGAAACCCAGGTCCCGGAGAGTCTGAATGAGCCAGGCAGCGATTTCGCTGCGCTTCATTGGCTGGCGGAGTTGTTCGAGCGATAGCATTTTAGTCCTTTGGAATGATCGCTTCGACGCCGAGCGCGGACACGTTGAGGGTCAAATCAAACGGAGGAACTCCGGTCGCATCGATCGAGACCGTGATGTCCAACGCGGTGTTGCCGTATGGGTTGGTGCGCACGATTGAGACGCTGGCGTTCTGAATTTCCTCCTCCAAAAACACCTGCTCCGACACTCGCTGCCGAATGCGCGAGTCCGTCATGGCAGAGCCAATGCACGACACCAGATCGAAACCGTAGTCAGGGAAATCAGGTAGAGCTCCACGCGGCGTGATGAGCCGCCGGGCGATTGACTCTGCCAGCGCACGGCGACCACCGACCGAACCCCATGCGGCGTCCAGGTCGGTCACCCCGCCGAAATCTGTCCCAAGCTCCGAGTCCGCCACGGGATTACCGTACCTCGCAAATGGCCATCATATGCCAAACACATCGTTGAGAGCCGCGAGCGTCGCGCCGTCGCTGGTTTTGGCGAACAGGATGACTCCGCCAATGGTGGCCGAGCCCGAGACCGATGTGGCCGGCGTGGCCGCGTCGAGTTCGCCGCCTAGGTTCGACAAGGGCCCAGTGTAGCCAAACGCGTGCACGCCCGAATTGAGCAGGGCAGAGGCCATCTCAGAGTACGCCACCAAAGCGCCGAGCGTCGCGACATTCGCCTCGGTCAGGGTGCCGAGAATGCCGGTCACGTTGCCGAGCACGCCGGCCACATCGTCGGTCAAGTCGGACAGATCGTCGCCTAGGCCTACGTAGCCAAGAGCCTGGGACTGGAGCCCGGCAATCGAGGAGGAGACGCCGTCGATGATGTCGCCGAGGTAATCGTCAGGCACGAGGCTAGCTACCAGGGCGCGAGCGGCGTCAATTTGAGACAGGAGCGCCGCAACGTAGTCTCCAGGATTGGTGATGTTATTGAGGTCGTTAAGCAGGCCCTGCGCCGTGGAGACGGCAGCAAGCGCTGGGGCGAGCGCCGTCGAGACGAGCGAGTCTTTTGCTGACTCTAGTTCGCCGGCTAGCCCCTGAATTTGAGAGACCATCGAACCGAGCTGGCCAATCGCGCCGTCCACTGCCGTGCGCGCGGTACGTAGACCCTCGCCGGCGGCCCCTAGGGCGTCCTGGAGCCCCGGGATTGCGTCTCCAAGCGAGAGTGAGCCGAGATATACGATCGCCATCAGCCGGTCAGTTTCTGCGAGCCACCCATGATGATTCCGGTGCCGGTGACCGGGCCGCTTGGGCTTGTGGCGGCTGTAATCGCCACTGTATCGCCGACCCGCGCAAACGGCATGAGGCCACCGCCCACACTGGTCGTAATTGCGGACCCGCCGAATCCAATGGCCTTCGGTTGCCGAGGATCTCCGCCGGCAAAAAACAGGAGCATTTTCACGCCAGGTGAGAACGTGGATTTGATGTCCGGCGCCCCGTAGAGCACCGGGACAGACTGCAAACCAGTCCCTGCGATTGCGCCGTCGTCCGGCATGACGTCCACGGTGTCACCGGTGCTAGGCGCTTGCACGGTGCATGAGTACAGGCCCAAATATTTGGTGTCCCGCATGACCCAGCGGATAAATTGCGCCAGCAAATCTGGAGCCATCAGGCGTCAACCCCAGCCTTGAGCAGAGCGCCGCGCACGGAGTAACTCACGGCGTGCGAGACAACGGACAGCGCGTCCGGTGTGATTTCTACGCCGGAATCCTCGGCGGCAGAAAGCACCGCTCGCACGGCCAAATCCAGCAACTGAGCAACCGTTTTGGCGTTGACCGTCGGCGGGTTGAGTGAGCCGATGCCGCCGAGGATCTCCTCCGCCGTGAGTGAGCGAGTCGACTTGAGACCGACCACCGTGATGGTTGCGCGGTAGCTGGCGCTCAAGCCCGTGAAAACCTGGAGAGTCACACTCGGCGCGTTGAGTCCCTCAAACGAAAACACCGGCACGTAGGCAGCGGCGCTCCTCGGCAACACGACGACAGGCACTGTCGGGGCCGGAACCTTTGTCTGGCGTTGTTTGCTCTCGGCTGGCATCAGGCTGGCTCCACGTAGGCCCACGCGCGTAGCGTGGAGTTGAGTTCGTATCGCACGGACTGGACCTCGAGGCCGGAAATCAAATCGCCGGGAATGGTCGAAAACGATTCGGGGCTCAGAACGATGAGACCGACGGCCAAGTCGGTATCAATGAGCAGTGGCTCCGCATCAAATGGGTTTGCTGGCGTTGGGCGCCCCGTGCCGAGCCAAACGCTCCCGTCCTGGAGCACTCGCCAGTCAGAGCCAGCGACGCCAGCAAGGGCAGCCACGGCGGCGCCAAGCGTGCCCGTCGTGCGCGTCCAAAACGGCAGCGGCACGGCCTGAACGGCTGGCTGAATCAGGCCACTGAGTCGCTCTCCGCCGTCAGTGAGAGTCGAAGCCAGGACGGCGCCGAGCGTCGTGCTCTGCCAGTGCGCCGGGCCCAGTTCGGCGGTCAGGTTGCCAGAGCCGCCAACAATCCGAGCGGTGAAAACAGCCGACACACCGCCGGTTGATTTCGTACAGAACCCCTGCCAGTCACGTTCGCCGTCATTGATCGCGACGGCGCCGGACGCCAGTTGCTCACGAGTGGTGACGTCGATGACCCATGCGCCGATTCGCGGGATGCTCATTGTGCCGCTCAGCACGTATTGAGACTGGCCGGCGCTTGTGACTGTTACGGCCTCGCTCACAACAGCGACCTTCCGGCATTGAATAGCTTGTCGACGAGGTTTTGCGCGATCGGAACGACATTGGTTTGCACGGCCTCTGCCAAATCCTCCACCGTTTTTATGCCCCTCGGCTTCACTGCCTTCGGTTGCGCTACGTACTCCATAGCGGCGAACGTAATTTCCTTGAGGCCGCCTGGCTCTGGCGGTGAGCTGGTCAAATCCTCGATGATGAAAAGGTTGATACCCCAGAGTTCGAGTTCCGGGTGGCTGAGTTCGAGCGGGTCTTGCGCCGCGTCCTTGCCTTTGGCGAATAGCAGCGGGACAATTTTCTCTGCGAAGATTGCCAGCTCGCTTGGCTGGAGTAGAATTTTGATGCGCGCCTTCGCCGGCTTCGCCCCGCGATCTACAGCCTGCGACTTGCGAACGCCCTTCGGTTTTTTCTTGTCGATGTCCGCCGAAAGGGAGAGCTCCACCGTCACGATGCCAGGGCATGGTGACCCGGCAATGAGCAGTTGATCCCACTCGCTCGGGCCAGGCGTAACGTTGTCGTCCTTGTTTTTTTCACCGATGTCAGTTGCCCAAGTCATGCGCCAGCCTGCTGAACCATGCCGCCGAGAAAGCGAGTCATATTCGATTCGAATTCCGCGAAAACAGCGCGACCGGTTTCCTCCGCGTCTCCGCCGCCGTTGACCGTAATTGCAAAACTGAAGTTGCCGAAACTGGAACCGCCGCCGCCCTTCATCGCGTCAGATCCAACCATGGCAGACGCGCCAGGCAAAACCGGCGTTGTCTTGTCGAGGCCCACCTGGAAGCCTTGTGCCGACATTTCTCCGAGGTAGGCGAATTCTTTGGACGGCGAATGGATGCCGAAACCGCTCTTGGTTTGCGCCACGATGGTGTCAGCAAAACTCGCAACGGTGTCCTTTGCCGCCTGCCACTGGGCTTTTATACCATCAATGAACCCAGTGATCGCGTTCTTGCCAATGTCGAACATGGTTCCAGGTAGCTCGTAGAGCCAGGTTATGGCGGACCCGATGCCACTTAGGATTGCAGCTCCGGCATTAACCGACTGAATGGCCATGTACCCGAGGCCGACTGCCAGGAACCCAGTCAGCTCGATCATGTTCCCGACCAGCCACCCGACTGTGCGCATGGCTGGCGCGACATCGTCTCGCAATATCGCCGCTATGCTCTCGGCGCTAAACATCGCCTCATCGTCGAACCCGAACCCCTCACCAAAGCCCTCGAAAAGCGCCTCGCCCACCGCCAGGATTTGAGGAAGAACCATGGCGAACCCAGCGCCGATTCTCTCGATGAAACCACCCAACTTTTCAACCATTGGATTGTTGGCAAACTTGTCCAAGAAATCAGAAGATCCAGCCTCCGCAAAAATGCCAGTTATACCGCCTTTTTGGAGCCTCCTGGCCTGAGTGACCTGGTCCTCGAAGCCCATCCGAAACATGTTGCCAAGACCAAGGCCCAGATGCTCCGCCTCGGCCGCCATGCGATTTTGATCGCCGGCAAATGTGTTTTTGACGAAGTTTTCGGCAGCCTCACCGGCCCTGGATTCGTGGAGCTGCTCCTTGATCGCCGCCTGGATTGCCTGGATACCAACCTCGGCGTTGACCTTGCCGGCCGAGATTGCAGCTTCGACAGTTTTGCGATCGATGCCCATTATTTTGGCAATGTGATCCTGTACCAAACTGGTATTGACGCCGTGGTCGCCGATTTGGTTTCTCAGCTCCTCCATCTGGAGCTTGCCCTTGCCCTTGACCTGGCCAATCGCCTTGACGATTAGCGAGACCTGCTCAGCGCTCGCGCCCAGCGCCTGCATGTCGGCGCCGAGCTTGACGATCTCCTCCGCGGCGGCGGGTTTGAAATTGAGCTTCAGCAACCTTAGATAGTTGTTAGCGGTCTCCCCCACCTCCAAGCCCAGCCCAGCGGCCAGCTTGGTGATGCGCATCATGGTCTCCGGGCCGTTGCCATCCGAGAGCAGATTGAAGGCGTACGCCATCTTGCTCGCCTCCATACCTGCTCTGTGCAGAGACGTGGCGGCCACGTATGTTGCGGCAGCAACGCCGGCTCCCCACGCCGTTGCTGCCAGGCCAGCCGCGGACATGCCGACCAGCCAAGCCTTTGACATTTTCTTGTCTTCAGCCGCCCGCTTGGCCGCCCTGTACTGATGACTCTGAAGCGTCCTGTCTAGCGATTTGCTCTTCCTGGCCAACATCTCCAGCGAACGAGCCGCGGCCTTTGAGTTCCGTGAAACGCGGTCTTTCAGCTCGACAACAAGTTCGACAGAGTCGGCCATTAACTCACACCTTTACCACGTTTCACGCCAGCCATGCCCTCAGCCACCATTCGCAGCACACGCATGTCGTCCAGGCCGTCTGCCACCACCAGCGCGCCCGTGTGATCCCAAATGTCCCCACGGCCATCACGAAATGCTTGGAGTGCGCGCGCCACCTGGTAGCGGTCCGCACGCACAGCGCGCCAGTGGTCTAGTCTTTTTTTACAGTGACCGAGATGCCCTGCCCAACCAACTTGCCGACCTCGCGCCCAATGACCTGGACGCACGCCGGGTAGTCTTCAAATAGCTTGGTCGCGTCGGCTTTCGCATCGGTCAAATCGAGTAGGAAAATGCGGGTGATTTCTCCCCACTTCTTGTCTCGATCCTCCATCTGTTCCTGGACAGACTCCCACTCCTCGAGCGTCGGCGCGCGAAACAGAACGCCGCCAATCGACGTGCCGTCCTCAGTCGAAATGAACGCGTCATCCTCCCACGCCGGGCCTTGAGCCAGCTCGTCTAGCCCAGTAGCAATGGGCTTGATTGCACCGGGGTAGCGCGCGAGGAGCTTGGAGGCTTCCTCGGGTGTGTGCGATGTGGAGCAGAGTTGAACCAGCTCACGCTGGCCCACCTTGATTTCACCGCGTCGAATCTTTTCGACGTAGCGATCCCATTCAGCCGTGGTCGGTTTGCGTGCCTCGAAAAGCACCCCATTGGGGAGCTTGGTAGTGATATTCGCCATGGCGCCGAATGTAGCACAGCGAGCGGCGGACATGCGAAAGCCCCACTATGGCGAAACAGCGGGGCTCCATGCACAGGTCTCTCGGCACGAAAAGGGTTAGAAAACGCGCGGAGTCTCCCTAGGCCTTTCGGCCATGTTCAAGGCAAGTGGGGGGACTTGCCGTTGATCTTGTGGCTCATGAACGAAAACGCGATGTCTCCGCCAAGAGCGTCGGCGCCTTCGCCGTGGTCGATGGGATTGCCGGTCACCGCGCAGCCGACGCACTCGGTCTTGAACGTTTCAGTGCCGCTTCTGATGACCCAGGTCAGGCCCCAGAGCTTCTCACGGTAGCCGTCGCCGAGGTCGTTGATGAACTGCATGCGCTCGGCCTCATCGGAGAACGTAATGGTTCCCTCGCCGAGATCCATGGTGCCTGCGGTCTGACCGATGGGGAAAGGCTTGGTGCCTTTGACCCCAGCGCGCTCCGTCGGCTGGTCAATACTGACGTTGGTTATGGCAGTGTAGATTTTGCCGTTTAGGGTCAGCTCACAGCGCGAAAATGTGGACTTGAAACCGGTGTTGTCGGGATAGGTTGCCATGATTAGACTCCGGCCGTTTCGGCGCCAGCATTGAGCGAGTAGCCGACTCGCGTGAGGATGTAGTCAACCGAGCCGAGCGGCCTGATGCCCAGGTCGCCCTGGATTGTGGCGGTTGCCAGAATGTTGATCGTGCGATCGATGCGGTAACTGACACCCGACACGTGACCGCCGGATCCCTCTGCGTTGAGAGGCGAGATCAACTGTGAGCTGACCGCGTTGATGACCTCAGACTCCAGCCTGAGCGCGTCCCGCTCGTCGATGGTGCCAACGATCGCGTTCGTGCGAACGCCGCGCCCGATGAACGTCACAGCGATCGAGTGAGCCGTCTCGCAAGCAACGTCCATGACCATGCGCCGATGCCAGCCGGTGAAGTCCGACCCAGCGGCGATTTTCATGCGGCCCTGAGTGATGAAATAACCGGGCCGGCCGTCGTACGTCCGCGCCGTGCTGATGTAAATGTCGTCGAGCAACGATGCGTCCACGCGCTCGTCGAAAAACAGCTTGATGACGCCAGGCAACGGGCCGCCGTCATTGAGGCCGTTTCCGACGACGCGCTTGAGGTCAGTCGAAATCAGAGAGCCAGCCGCTCGGGCTGCAAAACTCACGACGACCGGACGGTCAACGTAGGCTCTGCCAGGAAGCTGAAACTGCCCGACGTAACGAGCGTAGCCGTGCGCGATCAGCTCACGATTGGCGACAGTGGCCGAGTAGGCCGTGACTACAGCGGCCGGTAGCACCGTGCGATCGCCAGTCGTGGGGGCCATGGCTGCGCGGAATCGCTCGTTTGCCTCCTGAGTGGCGAGCGAACTCTGGAGCGTGGCCAAAAGGGCCGCCGTGGTAGCCGCGTTGCCCGTGAGCGTCGACGCCGAGAGCAACAGGAAGCGCCAAGCGAGGGGGCTCGCGTTGATTGCCGTGAGTGCCGCGGTAACGTCGGTGCCGTTGAACGAGGCAACGTTGCTCGTCCAGCTGTAGGTTTCAGCCAGCACGTAGGTGCCAGCCGGGAACGTCAGCGTGATGCCGGTGCCCGGGATGAGGTAGGTTCCGCCGGCCGGAATCGTGATGGTGCCCGAATAGGTGCGCTCTTCGAGCGTATCTCCTGCGTAGGCGTCCAGAGTGTAGCGGAATTTGCCAACCCCAAGCGCGCCGGCGAGAGTGATTTCTACGATGGCCGAGAAATCGAATGAAGCCGCGCCAGCAAGCGTGACCGTGGGGCCACCAGCTGACTTGGTGATGGCACCATTGGTGGCTGCCACCGAATTGGCCGTTTTGACGAAACCAACCGGGCCGCCGGCGTAGGCGAGGATTTGCAGAGCATCCTCAACCGCTGGGCCGTAGCCCATCTCGGCGACAAGCTTGGCCGGAGACGAGTAAAAATTGAGCACGTTGGCCGTGCCAGCGTTGGTGACGCCCATCACAATGGGGCGCATTTGAGCGGGCGTCGTGACGCCAAGCCCAGGATCTACAATCGTAATATTTGAGGCGGGGTTATTGGGCATGGGTCAGGAGCCTTTGGGTGGAGCGCCGGTGTGGGCGCTAGCCTTTGCAATCTCTAACAGAGGTTTGACTGGGTATGCGCCGGAGGCCGCCAGGGCCTCGGCAAACTCTGACGCCGTGAGCATGACGGGTCGGTCGGCGTAGTGATGCTCGTGTTCGACCCAGCCGTAATGCACGCGCGCGCCAGCGTAGAGGTGCACAGCATTGCCAGTGAGCAAGGCGCCATGCTGAGCCACCGTCAATCGGGGCCCGGAAGGTCCAGAGTCTCCGGAGGCACGATGAAGTGAAACTCCATCTCCTCCGCCGTGATGATCGTGAGCGGCCGAATCTCCTCCGCCACCGGCAATTTCACCGCGAACCGGAGCCGGATTTGCGGCACCCTTTGGGCTATTTCGTTCTCGTTCCATTCGTAACTCTCCCAATTTATGCCGCCATTTGGTGCCACCCTGTCGATGGCGTTGATCATGTTGTCGAGCAACTGGTCGAGCGATTCTTCGCTCTCAGCATGCAACACAACAGCTACCGACTCGTGCCGGTCGTAAATCGTGGGGATGCGCGTCCCGCTCTCGCCGCCAACCATCGCCCCACCGGCGCGCTTGGGAGCCAGGATGAGCCCACCATCTCGGTACATCATGACGCGACGCCGTATGCCGTGCTCGCCCTCGCGCGCGCGGCCGGACTGAAATTCGACCGTGGTATCGGCAAGGTTGGCCTCGACCTCTGCGGCGAATCGTCCGAACCGCGAGAGGTTGGGAGTGATGCGGTTGCCGGGCATCAGCGAAACCCACCCTTGCGCAATTTGACGCCCAGGGCGCGCGCTACACGGGCGCCAATGAGCTTGGCCCACTTGGGTGGCAACTTACCCTCTGGGACCATGCGACGCGCTGGCATGCGCTTGGTGCCGCTCTGGTGATACTTGGCGTAATCAACCCCGTACGTGCGAATCAGGATGCGCTTGCCCTGGGCCTTGACCGACCATGACCGCTTGAGACGCCCGGACTTGTCCAGGATAGGGTGCGGGAGCTTGTCCTTGCGCGCCGGCCATTTGCGACCGTAGGGGGATTTCTCATTTTTGAAACCCTCCGCAATCAAGCGTTCGGTCTCTTTGGCTGCGGCAACTGCGCCTTCTGTGAGCGCGTGCTGGAGCGACTCACACGCCTTGGCCGCCACGAGCAATTTGCCAATGGCGATACTGTTGCTCATCGCCAACCGCGCATGGGCTGAGAGTAAACCAACGGCGATCCGTCATTAAGCCCTGGCGTGGAGTCAATCACGCCCGGCAGCGACAGCGAGCCGTTGGAAATCATCTTGAGCCACTCCAGCGCAGCCATGGCGCGCTTCTCATAGTTCAAGTCGAATGTTTCGGGATTGTAACCCCGCCGCATCAAAATCGAGTAGGCCGCCAAGTCGCAAACAACGCGAGTCAGAGCGCCGGGAAACGGCGTGATGAGCGGCAGCGAGTAGCGAGAGCCGAGGTAGCTGTCGACCACGCTCGACTCAGTGATGAGGTGCAAATTGAGCACGTCATCGACGACTTCTTCGAGCGCATCTGCCTTGAGGCCGAGGTCGTAGAAATCAGAAATCGTTGCGTACTGGCTCACACCTGAAAAGCCCCCAGGCTCGAAAGCATGGGGGCCAGTCAGAATCAAAACAACTCAGGCAATTGCGCGGGCTGCATTGAACCAGAGCCCGTAGCCTGCGCCGCCACGGGCTTTTACGCCGTAGAAGTACATGTCCTGGTGGAAGACAGCGTCCGAATCCGGCGACGTCTGCTGAGCGAACATGGGAGCCTGGCGCACCTGGAAAACCAGGGGCTTGATCGGGCTCGACGTGTCCATGAGGTACCAGGTGGTTGCCTGGTTCGCGAGAGCCGGGACGACCAAAACCTGAGCCGTGCCGAAGTACGGGTTGCCGCCGCCGGCTGCGACCGTCGGGATCGAAACAATCTCCCGAGCCGCAATCTCGAGCTGCGGAGGAACGACCAACAGGTTGGGCATGATGCCCAGATTGTCGCCGTTGTTGCTCGTGTAGCCAATCATCGACGTGCGGACGGTGTTGTAGTTCGTGGGCGTGAGAGCCGAGCCCGTGAAGTTGTTCGATTGGTTGCCGGCCGGGTTGAGCGGATGGGTCGTAGCGAAGAAATTCACGCCGTCGAACGAAGCCGTGGAAACACCAGCCTGGAGAGCAACAGCAAGAAGCTTGTCCTTCCAAACCTTCGAGCGGTAGCCCATCAATTCGAACTTCATGTCGTAGAGACCGAGGCGGTCGTCTTCGATTTCGTCGACGCTCACGCCGTAGGTCAACTCGTACTTCTTGTTGCGAATCTGGTAGGAGGCAGTCACGAAGTTGCGGATCAAGCGAGGGCCAACCCACTCGCGGAGGTCCGCCAAATCAAGCATCCAGCCGTAGGTTTCCAGGTCCGTAGTCGACGGCACGGTCATGGTGAACGCGTCGGTGAACTGCGGAGTCTGGGTAAAGCCTCGCTGATAGGAGGTGGAAAATCCCGTTTGGAGATTTTGGAGAGTCGTAGGGGTAATGATCATTTTGGTGCGCTCCTAAGCTCAGGTGAGCGGATTGATACGGACGAACGCCGTCGATCCGACGACCTTGTAAAGTCGGCCGGCGATAGAGCGACCGGTTGAGACTTTGGCGACCGTTTGGTCGTCGATGAGGTAAACCAAGGCGCCTACATCGGCCTGGACCAGTGCGTCACCGGCAGTGCCCATGGTGTATCCAAAAATGCCCGAGCGAACTCGGATGCTGGTGACCGTCGAGCCGAGCGCGACGAATTCCTCGCAACGACCCATGGCCGTGAGCGTGGTGCCGGTAATGGCAGGCTTGATTCTCTGGTCCGCCGAGTCCCAGCACACGATGGCGCCCTTGTAGAACACGCCAGCCGCGAGAGGGACGCCGCCACCGAAGTCACCGGTCAGCTGAGCGTAGGAAGAATCGATCTCTAGGACATCACTATTTGCTGCAAGTGCGACCATTAGCGGCCACCTTTCTTGGCCGAGGCCTTGGTGTTGAGGAAATCTTCGGGCTTAATTCCGAGCTTCGCGCACACATCGAGTTCCTCAGAACTGAGGGTCGCGATCTCGGTGCCGCTCTCGATAGAGACGGGCCGAATGGCAGTGAGCGTCTCGGCAAACTGACCGAGCTGCTCCATCGAAAGCGACTCAGCAAACGGCTTCTGAGCCGGCGCGAGCTTGCCGTCTTCGATGAGCTTGGTGATAGCAGCGTCGCGCTTCTCTTTGACCGCCGCAGCGGTGAGCGTTGCGAGTTGCGTCTTGAGCGAATCTCGCTCGCCAGTAACGGCACTGAGTTCGGCCGTAGCCATGCTCAGTTGGGCCTCCAATCCGGTGATCGCAGCGAGCGCACCGGTTTCATCGGCTGCGCCGAGCTTCTCCAGGATGGGTTTCATTTCGTCTGCCTTTTCAGGGGTTGCACTCAGCACCAACGGGCGCTGATTTTTGGTGGCCGGCTGATTAGTCAGGGCCACATTGATCAATTCGAGGATCCGTCGGCTCGCGCCGTCGAACCGGATTGCTGGCGAGAAAAAGCGCCACTCACGGTCGCTTAGCTCTGCCTTGGTGCTCTTGGTCCACTGGATATCGGAGGCATACAGGCCGTCCACGCGCACTTCAGGAAGGAACCACCCCTTGCTCTTGTGAGCCGCCGGATGGGCACCCGAACCAGCCAGTTGGCCGTGGCCAGCGTCAAACGGCAGGCGGTCCATGCCGCCATCGGCGAACGCCTCCATGACCGAAGCAGCGCCCGCGGCGTCGAGCACGAACGAGCCCTTGCGAGTCGCCGTGGTGCCGAAGCTGAACAGCTTGATTTCGGTCGGCGGCTCGTCTCCGAGCAAACCGAATGCGCCGAGCTGCTCGAATTCAACCGACATAACCGGGCTCTCCAGGCGACAGGGGAATCATCTCAAGAGCGCGCGCGTCGCCGACCATCGAGGCCAGTGACTGGCGAGTCAGGTTGACTGCGCTGGGCGGCTGGGCAGCCGGCAGCACGAAGTCATCATCGGACTCGACCTCACGGTCACGGCCCACCGTCGGGCGAAGCACCGGAGGATCTACCTCGCTCTTGTCACCCAGAGCCTCGCTCAAGGCAGACGATGCGTGCCCCTCACCACGGGTCTCGAATTGTTGCTCAGTCCGATTACGACTCATAATTTATCCTTATCAGATTTCCGTAACGATATGCATCAGGCTCGGCGAAACCGTGGCCCCATGCTGGTCTCGTGCTCCAGGTAGACCGGCGTCGACCTGTTGCTGCTCGCCCACTGGTCAAAAATCTTGTTGACCGATTTGGCCATGGTCTCCTGGCCTTTGGTCCGCGGAACCTTGGGGCGGTCGAGCCGAATCACGGCGTCCACCTGTCCGCCCTTGCGTAAAAACCGAGCCGCCTGGACGCCCTCCACGATAAACGCCGATTCGAGCGCTACGGCGCCCTGAATGAGCGTCGGGACAGAGCCCCATGGCTGGCGCATGAAATCGTCCGTGGACACTACCTTGCGGTCACTGACGCGCTTGGACAGCGTTGTTTTGCCGACCCTTGGCCCACCGACAATGGCAATGCGCCGGTGCCGACCCAGGACCTGGCCAAAATCCAGACCGCCGGCAGTGAGCGCCTCCTCCTCGGCGGGTAAAGACTCGGCGGGTACAGACTCGGCTGGCATGCCGGGCTCAGCAGGCACCATGAGAGGCGGCACAGGCATGCCTGTTTTGGGGTCAATGGCGCCGGGCTCGGGAGCGGGTTTCTCTTCCACCGTCAAGCCCAGCTCGGCCGCGATGTCGATGGCGTTTTTGACGTCGTACCCAGCCGTCGACCACTTGGCGATAGCGTCGGCAACCGCGCCCCAGCGGATAGACGTGCTCTCCTCGAGGCCGGCAATGACCTGCCAGCTCGGCCACGGCATCGCATCGAGCGTGGCACCAGGCACCGTCCAGAGCGCCCACGGAGTCACCAGTTGGTCTCGCAGGTAGGTGCCGAAACGCCGTGCCCGAGAGGACGCAATGCGCTTGGTGACGTCAGCAGACGCCTCAGATGCGGCGCGCGAACCAACGCTGGTCGTCTCGGAGCCGACGTTGCTGCCGAGGAAGAAGATCTGAATCTTGCGGTCGCAGCGCGCGAGGGTCTTTTCGAACGAATCGAAGGCCAGATCCTTGGCCTCCAACAGGTCCAAATCAAACTGCTCACCGTCTGGGCCGAGGTGCGTCGGTAGACCAACGGTCGTGTCAGAGCCAACGCGCGAGACGTCGCGGATGAACGAGCGCTTGTCCTGAGCCTCAGCGCTCGACGGCACGAATGCTTTGATGATGGGCAGGCCATGGCGCTCATTGTAGCGCTGCCAGTCGCGCCAAGCGCACCGCTTGACGAACCAGTTTTCGCCGATGGCAGCAACGGCGCACGACGCCCAGGACTCTCGCGAACCCATCAAAAACCACTTGCCGTCGCCAGGCGTGATCTCAACTGCGCCGTTGCGCGTCTGGTACATCATCGCGCCGAGCTGACCGCGCGCGTTCACCATCTCGGAGTCCCACCACATGAATTGTGGGTGTAGGACGCGCAGATACGGCCTCCACTCCTTGTCCCAGTCGATGGTGGCTACGGCCGCGCCAATGCCCAGGTACCAGCCTAGAATCGAGGCCATGGCCTCTTCGGTGATGCATTTACCCCACTGCGCGCCGAGCTGCTCTGCAATCAACTCCGAGATTGAGATGGGGTCGCCGTCCTCGGTCTCGGGCATGAGTGAAAATGGAGACGACAGAACCTCGTCGATCGCTCGATTGAGGCTCGACGTGTACTCGTCATCAGCCAGCATCGACTCGGCCAGCTGAGACGAGCGCGAGAATAGGCCGCGTCGGTTGTCGGCCACCGCCTGCCGCAAATCGCTTGGCGACCAAGTGACAGAAATGCCAGGCGTCCACTGCTCGATGCGCATGCGCGCCGCGGAGCGCTTCGGGATTTGCGCGCCGTCTAGGGTCACCAATTCTGGGAGTGAATTTAGCATTGTGTGCGAGCGTTGCCTGTCACGAGGGCCACCGTCATGCAATCTACCCGATTGACCTGCCGAGTATGCCACGGAGGTCAGAGTACGCCGTGCGCACCCCAGCGTGCTCGGACGCATGCAGGGCCAGCATGAGTGCCCAAGCTCTGTCTGCGTGCCCCCTAGCGTTGCGCGCGGCGTCGAAACGTACGTTGCCAGCCGTGGTGACGATGCGCCGAATGGAGGCAAGGTCGTCGCGAGTCTGCACTGCCTCTGGCGCATCCTTGCACAGCTCCAGTTTGCCCGTGACCATGGCCTGATAGATGCCAGTGGCGAGGCTCTCCTTGAGCGGCGCCGTGAACGTGACGACCTCCAATTTCGAGCCGTAGTCACGCCGAGCCGCCTTGGCAGGAAACGAGCCCATGCCAGTGCCGTCAATCGCAACGCGCTGGCACCCATGCACCTCGAACGCGTCGCGAATGATGCGAGCTAGGAGGATGTCGTCGGTCTTGTTGTGAGTCTCCGAGTGCAGCTCGCGATAAACGCCGTTAAGGCCTTTAATGACCTTGAGAACTGTCTTATC